GATTGCCAAGCAGTTCCGTCATACACTTGTAATTTATTCACTGTCGTGTTAAACCTAATCATTCCCACAGCAAGACCAGTAGAAGGTAGTTGTGCCGTCGTACCACTCGGAACGGTCAAAGCACCTGTTCCAGAAGTTCCCACGAACCCACTCACCGCCACATTCGCACTCGCGACAAGTTCCTCGGTCACCGTGAGATCTTTCGAAACCACCACGTTCTCGGTCACCGTGAGATCTTTCGAAACCACCACGTTCCCGGTGACCGCGAGTTCTCCACCTACGGCGACGTTCGAGACGGTCGATAGACCCGTGGTCACGTTATTTAACTCCACCGTATCCGTGGTCACGTTAGATTCGGCCGTCACATCGTTGAGGCCGTACGAAGGCACGATCTCGAATTGGCCGAGTGTGACTTGATTACACGCGACGTTTCCGTCGATCACCAAAACGTTCGAGCCTGCATCTTCGACGTACAAGTTATCACCCACGCTTAGGGTATGTTGAGGGTTGGTATTGGCGATACCCACGTTCCCCGCGCTGTAGTGAATCTGACTCGTACCGCTGATTTCGGTCCACGTACCACCGCCACCAGCCCCGCCGCCGAAGGTTTGTACCACCCCACCTTTACGTATATCCCCCGTGAAGTTGATATCTCCGAGGACATCGAGGGTGTACCCCGGCGGTTGGTTAGATCCGACCCTGACACTCCCCGTATCGTAATATATGTCGTTCCCCGTGGTCACCCATTGACTACTGGTAATATTGTTGATATTCGAACCGTCACCGTAAAGGTACGTCGCCCGTAAATCTCCGATGACATCCAACGCCTTACCCGCGGCTGGGTTAGCCGTGCCCACACCCACCTGCCCCGTGGAGACGTCCACGAAAAATTTATTAGTCCCGACCGTCAGATCACCAGAAAAAGAGCCCGTACCCGTGACGTCGAGGGTAGAGTTAGGGTTTTGGTTTCCTATACCTACGTTCCCCAGATCATAATAGATTTCGTTCGTGTTCACATCCGTCCATTGGCTGAGCGTTCCGTTGATCGCCGATGAGGGAATATTCACGAGGGCCGACCCGTCGCCATGGATAGACGTCGCGAGAAGTCGCCCCGAGACGATTATTTCAGCTTCCGTCGAAACCACCGAGGGGGTACCCGCCAAACTTCCCATCGTCGTGGGGTGATTGACACAGTAATAAAACAGGTTCGAGGGTGCACCCACAGGAACCTTGAAAGTCGTCTTTGCACCCGCCTGTCCCGGTGTTCCCACACTCGTCACACCCGTAGAATACGGTGTACCGCCGTTGACAGCTTCCGCGAACGCGATCGGATGACCCGGGGACCCACCGTTAGACGAATGTGATTGGTCGAAAATATATGTCTGACTCTCGTGGAAGGTAAGCGCCGGGCGACTGACCCCGTCTATCTGGAAAACACCCCCGGCCACTTCGACCACGAACGTTTTCGTCGTGCCGAAAGTAGCCACCTTCTGGTCCATCACGATCCCCGACCCGACTCTCAGATCACTATGGACGTAGGTGTTTCCATTGACGTGTAGGTTCGCTAAGGGGTTGGTGGTGTTCAGACCCACCTGGTTATTTGCAGTGTCCACGAAAAGGTGCCCCTGACCGACTTTCAGGTTGTTATTCACCTGGACCTTGCCGCTGAATGTCTGGATGTTTATGTCAGACATTCTTATACAACTACCTTAGAAATATTTGATTCGATTATTTGCATCCTCGCCTCTATGTTGAGCAGCTTAATCTTGGCGACGTCCAGTTCGGTCTGCGTGTTCCGAAGCTGGGTACGCGTCGTCTCGTGGAGGGCGCGTTCCTCGGCTAATTCTGTACGTGTGGTTTGGAGGTCCGCTTTGGTCTCGGAGAGGTCCGCTTTTGTCTCGGAGAGGTCTGCCTTCAGTTCGGTTTTGGTGGTTTGATGCGTCTGGTGAATTTCCTGCACAGCCTTTATCAAGTAAGGTACGAGTTGTATATACGCTAATCCCGCCGATGCATTACCCCATCCCGAATAGTCCGGATCTTTAGTCGGATCGTCATCCACAAACGGTTTTTCTTCGGGTATGTTCACAGGTTCATCATCGATACCATCGTTACGAGCCGATACCAAAAATCGAAGTTCGGGCGCGTCGTAGTACACGTCTTGTGCGATGAGACCAGCTTCACGTGTTGGATCATCGCATATTTCGTTAATCTTTTCGTGTTTGTCGTATATTTGTGGTTTGAGTTTCATGAGTGTTTCGGTAGCATTCGTTATATATTCTTCGTTCGTTTTGATACGATCATCACTATACGCTGCGTAATTTTTTATGAGAACATTATCAGTTCCCCTAGAAATTATATTTATTGGTTGGTTAGGGTTGTACCCAGTAGCATATATACTCTGGTACCCAAACCCTATACCCTGACTTTGATTCATGTGCCTAATTTCCGGTCCGGGGCCGGTCGAACTGATATCTGTCGTCACGTAAAAAGCCATGTTATGATTAGGACTCAGGTGTAGGGCGGATCTACCATTCTTAATATCTAATAAGGCGAGTGCAGTTGTGTGATCTTGACCAATACAAACGCGTCCATCACCTCTAATGACCATTCTTGTAGTCGGCGTGCCTTGACCACCTTCGTTTACCCTGAACGCCAACCAGTTACGGTATCCATTACCACTCAAGGCATAGTGGCAAGACTCGATTTGATGTCGTCTATTTCTATAAGATGGACCGGAGCTAAAATCAATTTGTCCGTTTTCGTTTGACGCCCCTTCAATCAGCATATGAGGCCCAGTCCCGCGTATATGCACGAGTTCGGCCGGGGAAGATTCTCCGATACCGACATTCCCTGTACTCCCTTGAATCGTGAGATAGTTAGTTGTATTATACATTGAAGTAAAGTTTATGTTCGCCCGACTATCAGACGTAGCAGCTGCTCCAGATTGAAAATATACTTGACCTCCAGTTGTTAAGGTACGAAGAATAGCGGGTGTAGTGGTATTAGTCACCGTTAATAAGGCATCACTCGTACCTGTGATAATACCACCAGTCCCACGGATAGTACCCGCAACATCTAGGGCGACACCCGGAGTTACCCCAATCCCCACATTTCCAGATGAACGATATATATCCGATCCATCCACACTCCAGTTACTGAAGACTGCCGGTGTTCCTCCTACTCTTAAAGTTGATGTTGATGAAATGTTAATGTCACCATCAACGTCCAACTTGTAGCTCGGATCCAAAACCCCGATGCCCACATTATCCGTCGACACCGCGAGGTGGATATTCGATGAACTCCCGTTCACCCAGCTTCCACTGTCAGAGTTCACACCGCTCAACCCTGACCCGTCCCCGCTGAACCCACCCGTAGCCGTGATGGTTCCGGTGCTGGATGCGAGCGTGATCCCGCTCCCCACCTTGACGTCTCCGGTCGCCACGTCGAGCGCCGCGCTCGGCGAACTCGTGTTGATACCGACCTGGTTCGTAGTCGTATCGACGAAGAAATGCGAGGTTCCCACGAGGAGGTTTCCCACCACCCTGTGAACGTTCGTGTCGCTCATCTACTACTGACTAAGAAATAAGTGCAGATTCTAAGTACGCGGTGCGCATCTCCAGTTTTTCAAACTTACGGAGTACATCCTGAAGTTGGGTTCTGGTCGTCTCGTGGAGGGCGCGTTCCTCGGTGAGTTCAGTTCGTGTGGTTTGGAGGTTGGTGGCAGTGGTTTGGAGATCCTCATAAATTTCCTGATTAGATTTGATGAGGTATGCTATGAGACCTATGTAATCAACTGCGGCAGATTTACTCCCCCACATGGAATAATCGGGATCTTTCTGAGGATCGTCGTCTACGTATGGTTTTTCGTCGGGTATTTCGGCATCGTCGTGATATCCTACGAGATGTCTAAGCTCTGGTGTATCGTAGTACACGTCTTGTGCGATCAGACCCGATTCAACTCTCGTTCCACTACACGTACTACCTAGATTCGGACCTTTGTCGTATATCTGTGGTTTTAGTTTAAGAAGTGTTTGTGTCGCGTTCGTTATGTAACGTTCATTTGTTTTGATTCTATCGTCACTGAAATTCATAAATTGGTAACATCTAGTCTGAGCACCGGAATAATAATTAATATAAAAAGGTACACCGCCCGAAGTGAACGACGAATTATTAAATAGATCAAAATGATGAGGTCCGTTCCATCTGTGCCATGAATACGTGTTGGTGCTATATTTCATCGCCCAAAGCCCTCCCCCGCTATACATTTGAGTATTTGCGCCGGTTATGGCATATTTTGGTGATTGTGTGTAACCAGTAGTATACAAATAGCCAGTGGCGTAGACACTACCACTTTGAACTTGGTCATACACGTATAAGTTTCTCCATTTATACGACGTATGTCCAAGATCTATGGTGTTACCTCCGTGGTTACCACCATTATGATCTGCGGGAATCACGGCCCCGCCCGTAAAATGAATTCCTGCACCAAGGCCGGTCCCGTAATTTCTCCATATACTTCCTCCGTGATCCGTTTGTACATAACTCGCGCTATCACCTGCGCTGACTCGGGTATAACCGGAGTTATTAATATCAAACACGTGGGAACTTCCATTAGGTCTAAACGCTAAATCACCCGTCGGTGTAGATTGAATCAAAAATTTATCAGTTCCCGAATCTTGAAATTTTAGATACCCGTATCCGCTTCCAGCATCTATATACACACTCGCATGGTTAGAACCCGTACCTTTAGATCGTATTCCGGAATCTGAATTATATTGAACATCAAGTGGATAATCCGGACTCGTCACTCCAATCCCCACATTTCCGGATGAACGATATATATCCGATGCATTCGTGTGCACAGTCCAGTTACTGAAGACTGCCGGTGTTCCTCCCACTCTTAAAGTTGACCCCGTTGAAATGTTAATGTCACCATCAACGTCCAGCTTGTGGATCGAATCCAAAACCCCGATGCCCACATTATCCGTCGACACCGCAAGGTGCACGTTCGATGAACTTCCTTTTACCCAGCTCCCGCTATCACCTGGAACATTTTCTAACAGTGATCCATCCCCCTCGAAGGACCCAGCCGTGATTCGACCGCTCGTCACGTTCATCGCGATATCCGAGCCAACCCTGAAGTTCGTGTCCACGTAGGCGTTCGAGTTCACATGGAGACCCGCATCTGGATTCGCCGTCGTGATACCCACGCGATTATTGGTGGTATCGACAAATAGGTGGGATGATCCAACTAATAAATTACTGGTAATATTAACCTTCCCTGAGAATGTTTGAACGTTAATGTCACCGGACATATCTATAATTACATTATAAATTTTCTAACCTGCGTAAACGAGTGAGAGCTGACATGAAGAACTTTTCTATGGTCGCCATTCGGGCATCTATTTTTTTCAAGACGGTCTCATCTAATATATTATCCGAAACTTCCCGTATCGCGGACAAACTCAGAAGTATCAATTTATCGTCGTTCACGGTGTGTACATTTTTAACTTCTACCACAGTCATGGTATCCGCACCATCCGTGAGATTTTCCGTCGTTTCTATGGTGAAATTAGTCTCATCGATCACTTCTTTGATCACGGCCCCTCCATTTTTTTCAAAGTAAACTTTACACCCCTCGGTTAAAAAGGTACACGGACCGTTCAGTTTAATTAAATAGTTTGAAAATTCCACCGGGATCGGTTGGTCTAAGACTAAATTACCTCGCATCACATCGACTAAATCCTTCCTGACCGCGCGGATCTCTTGTGCATTTCTGGCGGTTTTGAGTGCTTGGACGGTAGCGAGGGCACCGTGCATATCTACCGGCATCGAAGGGGCTATCCTGGCGTCCTTCATCGTTATTAGTTACTTATAAATTTTTGCTCGAGCGCCGCCAATCGCGCCTCGAGGGATATGATTTGATAGGTCTTCTCTTCGAGGTCGGTTTTGGCTTCGGCTAGTTCAGTTTGTGTGGTTTGGAGGTTGGTTTCGGTTTCGGAGAGGTCCGCTTTGGTGTCACTCAATTCAGTCCGTGTATTTTTTCCTTGGACTATCTTGACCTGTGGTTGCTCGGGCCATATAGGAGTTTCTGGATCTTCTATGTTGGTTGGAATATCCCTAAGAATTTGCCGATACACTTCCCATTCTTCGATATTGTACTGATCCGTCCAATCGGTTTCATTTAATAGTTTATTTCTTTCTTCTCGTAAAATTCTGAAGCCTTCGTTTCTGTAATTTTGTTTAAACCTTTCCTCGAAAAGTTCTTTTGGGGGTTTCTCGTATCCATCCTCTGGAAATGTGATCGTGTCCCATGAGCCACTGTGTCCAAACGTTTCTGGTGGATTTTCCATCAGTTCTCTCACAGTTTCTGCAAACACGATGGAGTAGTATGGATGCATTATAAGATCATCGTTCACCATTTACTTGAGGGTTAGAAAATTTTAGTTGGAATATAAAACATATTAATCGCCGTTCCGTTGACATATAAATGACCACCCTGAATTCTAACACGTAAACATATTGTACGATTTCCGGCGCTCACTTTAAGGGTGCCTCCCCAATTGAAATCACACCAGTAGCTCGCATTTTCTTCGTATTCGTGAAAATCGCCTCCATGACTGCTCTGCGCCCCACCTGTATAGGAATCGTAAAATCCTGAAGTATCGGCTGGGTCCGCGTGGTCTATGCCCAGCTTTCCATAAAACCATTGGCCATAGGAAGTGTTCCTCCAGTGACCGTTTGTGTTCAAAATGACATATCCATCGTACGGGAAATTGTACGTGAACGACCACAAGGTCGTGTCAGATGTACTGGTTGTGTTGTAACTCCAGGCAGATGGGTGAAAAAACAAGTTTCTTTTTGCTGATTCACCGAATTCGGTTTTGGTACCCGCGATTATGGTAGTATACGGAGAATATCCGACCCGTGTATTTCCACTGTCGTTACGCATAGTGTATGTACTCACACCTCCGTCGTCACCTCTACCTGACCCGTTAATGAAGTGTACAGCGCCACCACTCGTCGTCCCGGGCCTCGGTCCGTTCAATATGTAGTTATATGTTGCCGTAGATGCCGTCGCCGCAGTCTTTTTTATAGGATGATTAGCTTCACCTGTTAACCTTAATGAACCTTCTTTCGTTATGCGCATGGCTTCGACTAAGTTATCAGGACTTCCATTGTTGGGGCAATATGAGAATATCAAACCACCTCCGTACGACCCACTGTTTCTATCTTTGTACCCGTATATACCACCGGTTGGGACGAGGGACGAAGATGAATTTACCCACCTCTGTCTGAACACCACACCTCCACCTATATCCCCGTCGTCTGCGGCGTTCGTATCTGTGCATGATATCATTAAGGTGGCTTCGTTGTTGGTAAGGGCCGTTAGCCCGGTTCGAGTCGAGGATATTTCCGTTTGGTGGTTGCTCTTAATATCTAACGCGTGATCCCCTCCGTTCGGTCTGAACGCCATGTCACCAGAGGTTGTACCTTGAATAGTAAACTTGTTCGTACCAGAGTGAAGGAACTGCAAATACGAATTGCCACTACCCGAGTCGATGTAAATACTACTGTGGTCCGACGTACCAGTTGCCGTGTTTTTCACACGCAAACCATTATCCCCTGTGAACTGAACATCCAGTTTGTGAGCCGGATCCAAGACCCCGATGCCCACATTATCCGTCGACACCGCCAAATGGATATTGGATGAACTCCCGTTGACCCAGCTCCCACTGTCCGAGTTCACTCCGCTCAACCCTGACCCATCCCCGCTGAACCCACCAGTAGCCGTGATGGTTCCACCGGACTTGATGTTCCCTGTCACATCGAGCATCGAGGACGCATCGGGAGTTGAAGTTCCTATTCCGACACGGTTGTTCTGTCGATCCACGAAAAAGTGTGAGGTGCCCACGAGGAGATTGTCAGCTACGTTCACTTTTCCGGAGAAGGTTTGAACGTTCTCGCTCATCTATTACCTACCTATATATTTTCTAGGGCTTCGAGGCGTGCCACGAGCGCCGCGTGGGAGTGCTCGATGAGCGTCAACCTCTGCTGAAGTTCTCGGGTCTTGGCCTTCTCGATGGCGAGTTGGTCCACGAGATCCGGGTGGGTGTGTTCTTCCAAGGGGTGCGTGTGCGGTTCGAGTGGATGCGTGTGTGGCTCGAGTGGATGCGTGTGTGGCTCGAGTGGATGCGTGTGTGGCTCGAGTG